GAATTATATTTACACCTGAAAACTGTGTGGAACTTAGACCTGAGAATTTAGATTATTATTATGAGGAGTTAGTTCTATATCAAAAGTGTTGGGAAAAGAAATTAGAACTAGCCAATGGAGATATTAAAACTTTAGCTTTGCTTTGCAAACCTGACTTTAGTGAAATTAGAAAAAATGGTTTTTGGTGGAAAGGAATAGATCCTGACATTATTAAAAGATTTAGAAATTACTATGAACTTTAAACAATTAATTAATCATTATGAAAGCTTAGATAAAAAAGAATTAATAAAAAAATTAGTAGATAAAAATACTTTAATCTTAAAACAAGAAGATGAAATTGAAAGACAAAATAATGAAATTACTAATTTAAAACAATTAGAAGAATCACACAAACAAACAAATGGTAAATTACATTCAGAAATAAAAAAACTAAAAGAGGATTTAAACAGTCCTTTAAAAACAATGAGAGAGGTTGGAGTATTATGAAAAATGGCTTAGCAGAAGCAATAAAAAAATTTAGAGATAGTATAGATGATAAAGACTATGCAAACTTAGGAGCAAAAGGAAAGTATCTTACAGTTCCATATAGACTTAAATTTGTTAGAGATTTTTTCGGTGAAAGAATTTCAATACAAACAGAAAGCACAGAACTATCTAATGGTTCACATAAATTTAAAGCAAACATTTATATAGATGACAAGTTAGTAAGTGTTGGTGAATCAAAGCAGATGCAAAATAAAGATAAAGAGTTTGAAAAACAACAAACAGTTTCTATTGGTAGAGGTCTATCAATATTAGGTTTCTTTGGTGATGAGTTGGCAACTGCTGAAGAAATGGAACAGTTTTTAAAAGATAGAGAAGATTGGAAAGAAACTAAAGGAATAAATAATATTCCAAAACCTTTTAAAAAAGAATTACCTAAACCAAAAACAAATTCAAAGAGTACAAAACAATTAGCTGATGATTGGATTGGGCAAATGACATCTGTTGCTCAGCACTCTAAATCACAATTATACTTTGAAAAAAATTTAACTCCTATTAGAGAAAATTATAAATCTGATCTAATATCAATAGCTGCCGATCCCTTTGAGCAATTGAGAGTTGAAACAGCATACAACAAACTAAAATCACAAATACAAAATAGGAGTACGAATGGCAGATAATTATGACAACTCTGGAGCTTTATGGAAAAGACAACCTAAAGATTCAGATGTTGCTGGAAAAAAATATCCTCAGTATGAGGGAAATCTAACAGTTGGTGGTAACAAAAAGAAAGTTGCTGCTTGGCTTAATGTTGAAAAAACAAAAGATACCCAACCAGATATTAGTCTAAAGATTTCAGACTTTATGGAAAAAAAGGAATAAAATATGGAAAGCAAGAATCCCCCTCATTATCAGAAACCAATACAAACTGCTGATGCCATTATGAGTCAAATGACACCAGAAGAAAACATAGGATATTTGAGGGGTTCTGCTTTAAAACATTTATGTAGGTTTGGTGCTAAAGGTGGTCAAACTTTAGACAAAGCTATAATGGATTTGGAAAAATCTGATTGGTACTTAAATAAATTAATTAATTATTTAAAGACTTTTAAAAAAGATGGAGCAAACCTTCAAGATACACCAGCGAATGTAACAAATTTATTCAAGGATAAGAAATGAAAAATGGACATATATATTTAAGTCAAATTAAATTAGATGTATTAAAATTTATAAAATACTTCATACATCATAACGATTATGCACCGACCTATAAAGAGGTGGGTTCAAAATTTAGATTTAGCAGAGCAAGAGCTGGAGCAATCATAGCAGAATTATATAAATTAAATTTAATAAACAAAAATAATCAAGCACATAGAAATATAGAATTAACAGATAAACAATTAGAAAAAATTCCAATGTTGAAAGTTAATAAAAGCTATTCAACTATGGAATTTAGAAAGTGAGCAAGGTGATTAAAGAAAGCTTTATAGAAGCTAGTGTAAGAATTGATGAAGAATTTGATAATGCAAAGTTAGCAGCAGAGTCAAATAGCTTTGGTGAAAATGCCAAAGTTAAAGTCTTAGATTTTAAAGTTGATAAGTCTAGGATTAAATTAATAAACAAGGAGCAAGATGTCCGATCCAAAGGTGATACAGGAACTAAAGAAGCAACAGGAGGAGGAAGCTAGAAAGATGCAAAAGTTTAAAGTCTTTGTAGAAAAAAAGAAAAACCTGATTGCAGAAATTAGTTCAAAAATTTTGGAAGAAGAAAGTAAAAGACCTTCTATCAGTAGTTAATTAGGTTTTTTGTTTTGATACTAGAAGTTGTAAAAAACTATAGGCTTGGAGTCTGCTTAAATTAAGGAGAGAAAGATATGTCAAAAAGATCGTACAAATCAAATTGTAAAACAGAAGAAGATACAGTTTTAAATAAAGCTATTGGTAAAAGAATAAAAGAAGCAAGAATAAATAGAATTGTTTTTATTAATGTACCTGAAATTAAAAATGTATCTTCTGCACACACAGTTAAAAAACAAAAGACCTGTACTCAAACCGAACTATCTAAAGCAATAGGTGTAACCTTTCAACAGATTCAGAAGTACGAAAAAGGCTACAATGGTCTATCAACTATTAAGCTTCTAAAGATAAGTAAATTCTTTGGCAAACCAATTGAATACTTTACTGATGAAGCAAATGAATTATTGGGTCAAGATAATCTACCTGATAATAACCCTGAAAAAACTTTAGCTCCCACTATGGTTACAGGGTTAAATTAAAGTGATTATCATTAAATGTGAAAACAACTGATAAGTGCTTTGTAACCACTTATCTTTTATTTGTTGTGTGTTAGGGGCAGCTTTTAACTAGGGTTGCCCCTTTTTTATTATGTACTTTATAATTTCTAAAAAACATAAAGAAGATAAATACAGACATTTTACTAATGAGATTTTTCAAACTGAAAAAGATGCTACCGATTTTGCCGATAGAAGCTTTACTAGAAAACATAAAGGCTTATGGAAAATTGTATATTACGATTCAGAAAATATAAATAAATATTGGTGGTAACTAATTATTAATTAAATAATAAGTTAATGCCAACAACTCTATAATTATAATAGCTTCAATCATTATTTCCAATTAAAGTGTTGATTTTGGTAATCTATCTCCCTCTACTTTTTCTATAAATTGTTTTATTTTCTTAGCAACTCTCATACTTACTGTTTTATTATAAGTAATATTTTCATAAGTTCTTTGTCCTAGACCTAGATGATTTGCCATTTCTTTTTTTGTCATAATATTTTTAAGTCTATATTCTTCTAATAAATGCCAATTTCTAACTTCATATTGACTATGAAAACCTTTTTTTAGTCCTGTATAAATTAATTTTATTTGTTTCATATTAACTCCAATTAAAGTGTTGATTTTGGTAATCTATATTTTCTGCTGCATTACCATTATTCTTAAAAGGTTTAATGTAGTTCTCAGCAACAAAATTAATATCCTTATCGCCAAGATCCCTAGCTAAGTCTATGGCATTCTCTTTATGCTTTTTAGTATATGCCCAATAGGTAGCCATATAATGCCTAAAGAAGTACGACTTTCTATCTATGGGTAGTTGTTGCACCTTATTCTTAGCTAATGCCCCCTCTATGCCCCTTATTATTTGTTCTACGCATATAAATTTACCTTTGTTATTAAAGAACAAGTAATCTTGGTGGTCTGGCAAAGTATTAATATGGTCTATAATTAAATCTTTTAACTTAGTAGATATAACTAAAGTCCTAACCCCATTCTCAGTTTTAGTAGTACCGATATGCTTTCCCTTTTTAACTGCCTTATCAATCCTAATCATTGGAACATTAGATTTAAACAATAAGCTTTTTCTATCTAAGGCTCTGCACTCACTAGGTCTGATTGCAGTTTCAAGCATAATCTTGCACATTAATTTGACCATTGGTCTATTAATATCTTCTATTATGTTAGCGATAACTTCTAACGACCATTCATCAAAATCAATAGTATTTACTTGTTTCTTAGGGGCTATAATGGTTTTTAGAAAATTCTTATCTTTGCAAACATTTTTGCCAAGCTTATCAATATCCACTTGGTGTTCAAGGATAAGGCTCATGGTATTAAAGATTTTCCTAGCAGTATCAGAATTGAATTGCTTATCTCTAATCTTGCCTTTTAAATATTCTACAAAGTCATTGACCTTATGTTTATCAATTAACCTTATATCTGTATTGCTAAAGTAAGTAATTAAATGGTTTAAATAAAAACTTATGTAATCATCTTTAGAACCTTTAGACATTTTACCTACACTAATTTTGTAATCTAGGTGTTGGCAAAAATCTATCCAAGCTTCAGATAAAAAGATTTGTGATGATGAAGTTTTAGTTAAACCTATTTCTTTTATTTTTTCTTTAGCTAAAACTTCTACTGCACTTTTAGTTTTATCACTTATGAATTTAACTTGACCATCTAAACCATAGTATCTAAATCTCCAAATTTTTTTACCATTCTTTTTAGTAGGTCTAATTGCTAGTTCCATTATTTCTCTCCAAAGTTTTTAATTTTATAGTCATGTGTATTTTTCCATTTAGGATCACCAAATAACATTTCTGCTCTTTGTTCACTCATAAGGTATTGTTTATTGTCAATTAAATTTAAAACAATAAATGGATTTTTTCTTGCTCTAGGTTTAAATCCACAAAGCTTATATTTTCTTTTACCTTGCGATGTAGTTATTGTTGCAACTTCATATATATTTAAAGGTTTCATCCAACTTTTATTTGCTTCTCTAACCTTTAATTCATGTTCTAAAGCTTTTTCTTCTTGGCTTTTAGCATTAGGTAAAGATACTTTTAATTTAATTGTAAAAGTATCATCATCATAAGTTGCATTACCAAACTCAATATTAAAATTAAGTTTTTCTTTATCAATAATTGATTTAAGTTTATCTCTAACTTTATCAATTAATTTAGGTGTTATTTTCTCAGTTGTCATTTTCTCTCTCCTTTGTTAAGTTATAACTATGTTATACTATACCACTAACAGTATTGCAAATAATCAATTGCCTTTTTTTGCCTTATAAATCCAAGTTTATTTAAGGGGTATAAAAAAAGTATAGGGTTCGGTGGTATAGTTTTGGTATAATTACCAACGATTCTCACTATATTTTGGGCATAAAAAAAGTGCCGAAAAGAATCTTGCGATTCAATTCGGCTATATATATAAGCTTTTATGTGTTGCCCCTGTAGCTCAGATGGTAGAGCAACTCT